ACGAGGATTGCGTAAGAGTGAAAGTAAAGATACCGCTACCCTCTTCGATATTGCAGATGACTTCTCCTATAAGTCAAAAAGAAACTTCACCATAAATCACTTTCAAGAACGCATAAATATATATGCAGAGGAAGAGTTTGACTACGAGATTACAAGGATAAGAATCAAATGACAGAAAATATCATTCTAAAATTATCAAGTGGTGAAGAGATTGTTTGTAGATTAGTCAGCGATGAAAATGGAAATATTGATATATCAAATCCATTGCTATTAAGTTCAATCCCTAAAGTTACTAGATTGGGAATAGAAGAATCTGTTTCTCTTAGGAGGTGGGTACATTTTGCAGAAGAAGAAGTCTTCACTATAAATAAAGATAAGGTTATACTGAAAGCTGATGCCTCAATCGGATTGTCTAGGTTCTATGAACTTTGTGTTCTTAGGATGTTAGAGGAAGAAACAGGCTTCTCTGAAATACCTACAGAAGAAGAACTTAGAGAGATTGAACTTGAAGAGGAGTTTGATGAGTATGAGTCCTATGGGATATCTAATAAAACTATACATTAGATCTATCTATTCTCAAACGGCACATACCTATAATACCGTCTTGTCAAGAGAAAGTCAACAAGTTTTTGAAAAATAATTATTTTATTATATCTATTGACTTTTCCCTGTAAAAGTGTATACTATATGAATAGTTGTAAATTATAAGCAACAAAATGTGGAGTTATAATGGCTAAAAAACAAAAGGGTGTTCACTACGTCAATAATGCAGAATTCCTAGAAGCTATGAAAGAGTGGAAAGATAAATGCAAAGACGCAGAAGAACTAGGTGACCCACAACCACCTGTTACCAATTACATCGGCGAGTGTTTCCTTAAAATAGCGAATCACTTATCATACAGGCCGAATTTTATCAACTATACCTATAGAGATGAAATGATATCTGATGGTATAGAGAACTGTCTACAATACTGTGGCAACTTTAATCCAGAAAAATCAAAGAACCCCTTTGCATATTTTACTCAGATTATCTATTATGCATTCCTTCGTAGAATTGCTAAAGAGAAGAAACAACAACATGTTAAACACCAAATCATATCCAACATGAATGTGGACTTGATGATGGAAGGTGAAGATATGTCACAAGCAGGATATGTAGACTACCTACAGAAGAACTTCCTGCCAGATGAAGCAGTTTACAAACCCAAGAAAAAGGTTAAGAAAGAACCAAAAGGACTTGAGAATTTTTATGATGATAACGGTGAAAATATAAATGAAGATAGCGCTAATAACTGATACACACTTTGGCGCCCGCAATGACAACCTAGCATTTAACGATTACTTCTATAAGTTTTGGGAAGAGATATATTTCCCATACATTGAAGCTAATGGTATTGATACGGTTATACATTTGGGTGATGTTATGGATAGACGTAAGTTTGTTTCATACAAGATTGCTAAAGACTTTCGTGAACGATTCCTACAGAGATTTGTAGATTTAGGTGTTACTGTCCATATGATGGTTGGTAATCACGATACATTCTACAAAAATACCAATGAGGTAAACTCTTTGGACGAATTGATTAATGGTAAGTTTGATAATATCCATACCTATCCAGCTGCAACTACAATAGAGTTTGATGGAACACCTATCTGTTTTATTCCTTGGATTTGTCCAGATAACTATGCAGAAACCATGAAGCATATTGAGGATACCAAAGCACAAGTTGCTATGGGACACTTAGAGATTAATGGATTTGAGATGCACGCTGGACACTTTGCAGAAGGTGGATATGATAAAAAGTTTCTAAGTAAATTTGATACAGTATTCAGTGGACACTTCCACAAGAAATCTGATGATGGACAGGTATACTATCTTGGTAATACCTATCAGATGACATGGTCTGATAACAAATGTCCTAAAGGATTCCATGTGTTTGATACAAGCACTAGAGAACTTGAACGCATTGTAAACCCCTACACAATTTTCGAAAAAGTATATTACGATGACAGCGTAACAGATTTTTCTTCATATGACGTATTGACATTGAAGGATAAGTATGTTAGAATAGTCGTTGTTAATAAAAAAGATATCTATCAGTTCGATAGGTTTGTTGACAAAGTGTTGTCCGAATCTGGAGCCCATGAGGTTAAGATTGTAGAGGACTTTAGTGAGTTGGATGCATCTAATGTGTCTGATGAGATTGTTGAGAATGCAGAAGATACTATGACAGTGTTGGAGCGATATATTGATGAATTGGATGTAGAGTTAGATAAAGACAGACTAACATCTATGATGAAATCGTTATACTTAGAAGCGAGTGACTTGGAACTTTGATTACATTTAAATTTGTGCGGTGGAAAAACTTCCTGTCCACAGGGAATAATTTTACAGAAATACAGTTGGACAGAAGTTCATCTACTCTGATTATTGGTGAGAATGGTGCTGGAAAGTCTACCATTCTTGATGCGTTGTGTTTTGGTTTGTTCAATAAACCTTTCAGAAACATATCCAAGAAACAGTTGGTAAACACTGTGAATAACGGTGGTTCTGTGGTTGAGGTTGAGTTTAACGTGGGCGGTAAAGACGTTAAGGTTGTTAGGGGTATCAAGCCTAATAAGTTTGAGGTTTACGTTAACGATAAGATGATTAACCAAGATGCAAATGCGAGGGACTATCAGAAATATCTAGAACAACAAATTATGGGATTGAACTATCGTTCCTTTACACAGGTTGTTATTCTAGGTTCTTCTACATTCGTGCCGTTTATGCAACTTGCTACTAAAGCACGCCGTGAGGTTGTTGAGGATATCCTAGACATTAAGATTTTCTCTTTGATGAATTTCCTATTAAAGAATCAAACAAAAGAACTAAACGAGAATATACGGAATACTGAAAATCAGTTTGATTTAACCAGAGAGAAGGCGAATCTTCAAGAGAGATTTATTAAGGATGTGATTGAAAATAAATCTTCAATCATTGAAGAGAGTAAGTCTAAAATATCTGGAAACGAAAAATCAATAAAATCTAAGAATGAGTCTATAGTATTATTAGATAAGGCAAAAGTGTCTTTGTCATATGATAGTGAGCAGAAGATTAAGTTAGAAGAAAAGATTCGTAAACTAAGTAGAACAGAATCAGCCCTACAGAACAAAAGAGGTGAATATGAAAGGCAAATCAACTTTTTCGAGGAGAACGCAGAGTGCCCGACATGCGAGCAGGATATCACGGATGCAACAAAGCAGACGCAGATTGCAGCTAGGAACACCAAAGTCGGAGAACTTAACAGAGCAATCTCAGACGCCAAACGAATGGAACGAGAAGAACAAGAACGACTAGAAACCATCAGAGAAAATCTAGAAGCGTTTAGAAAACATGATGTTGAAATTGCAAAGATTCGTTCTTCTATTTCAGAACTAGAAAAGTTCAATACCAAACTTCAGAAAGATATCGAAACGTATGAAAACGGAAGAGTATCGGATGAAGATAAGGTAAAACTTGCTGAACTCAAAGGACAGATTAAACTTATTGAAGAACAAAAGTCTAAGTTAAATGAAGACAAGTTCTATGTTGATGTTGCAAGAAATCTTCTACAGGATACTGGTATCAAAACAAAGATAGTAAAACAATACCTTCCTATTATGAACAAGCTAGTCAATACATATCTTTCCTCTATGGACTTCTATGTACAGTTTAACTTGGATGAAAACTTCAACGAAACTATTAAGTCACGCTTTCGTGACGAATTCTCCTATGCATCCTTCTCTGAAGGAGAAAAGATGCGTATCGACCTTGCACTACTATTCACATGGCGTGCAATCGCAAAGATGAAGAACTCTACTAACACCAACCTACTAATCCTTGATGAAATCTTTGATTCTTCTTTAGATGGCTCTGGTACAGATGACTTCCTCAAAATCCTAGATACGTTCTCAGACCAGAACGTGTTCGTTATTTCCCACAAACAAGATATGCTATTTGACAAGTTCAGAAGTATAGTTCAGTTCAAGAAAGAGAAAAATTTCTCACATTTAGTTACATAAATGTCTTGACATTTGTTCTAAGAACAGGTATACTGTATAGGTAATGATGAGAAACCAACCTAAACAGTCTGAAAAAAAGTCAAAAAGTTTTAAAAACATCTTGACTTTGTTGTGAAAACAATGTATACTGTATAGGTAAGATTGAAAAACAAACCTCTAGGAGAGATATATAATGGCACATGAACTTGAAATGATTGACGGAAAAGCGCAAATGGCGTATGTTGGGGAACTTCCTTGGCATGGACTAGGTACTTTGGTAGAACGAGAGTTGACACCAGACCAGTTCCAAAAGGTTGCTGGACTTGATTGGACAGTAGAGAAACAACCACTTGTTACTGCAACAGGTGTTCCTATTAAAAACAAAGAGGCGCTTGTTCGTACCTCTGACAACTCTGTATTAGATGTTGTTGGTACTGGTTGGAATCCAGTACAGAACTCAGAAGCGTTTGAGTTTTTCCACGAGTACTGCATGTCTGGTGACATGGAGATGCACACTGCTGGTTCATTGAAAGATGGACAGATGGTGTGGGCTCTTGCAAAAACAAAAGAGTCTTTTGAATTGTTCAAAGGTGATGTTACTGACAACTACTTCTTGTTCACTAACCCACACCAGTTTGGTAAGGCGATTAATATTCGTATGACACCAATTCGTGTGGTATGTAATAATACTCTAACACTGTCTCTATCACAGAATGCAGATAGAATGGTTACGGTAAATCACCGTAAGGCATTTGACCCTGCTGAAGTAAAAGAACAGATGGGTATTGCTCGTGAGAAGATGGAACAGTACAAATCAATGGCTGCGTTTCTTGGTTCTAAAAAGGCAACTGGAGAAAACGTAATCCAATACTTCAACGAAGTGTTTGGTGCGCCTGCGAAAGAGAAAGTAGAAGGTGTTCTGCCCTTTACTTCTCGTAACTCAAAACTTGCTTTTGAGAATTTGAATGTACAACCAGGCGCTGAGTTTGCTCAGGGTACATGGTGGACTGCATTCAACTCTGTCACCAACATGACAGACCACTTACAGGGACGTTCTAACGATGGTAGATTACAATCTGCTTGGTACGGACGTAACCGTAAAGTGAAACTCAACGCTTTAGATAAAGCACTTGAGTATGCCGATGCGGCATAAAAAAGATTGGTGGGGGGTTGAAAAATCCCCTGCCAATTCTTATATATAGTAGTGATATGCCGATAATCGGGTATCACAATTTATCTTGCTTAATTAAAGGAGAAAAAAATGGTAAATTACGCAGCACTCGATCCAACTAGGATCAATACTTATTCTATCGGTTTCGATAGAATGTTCGATAGTCTAACCTCAGCGTCAGGCTTTACACAACAAACTAACTATCCCCCATACAACATTATCAAGAAGTCTGATACTGAATTTCTTATTGAAGTTGCAGTTGCAGGCTTTTCTAAAAAAGATGTTGAAGTTCGTATGTCTGAAAATAGATTGAACATTAGTTCGATTGATTTGAGAACATCCGAAATGGATATGGATGATACAGAATATCTACATAAAGGAATTTCTGCTCGTTCATTTAAACGTGCATTCACGTTGTCAGATGATGTTGTTGTAAAAGAAGCGAACATGGAAAATGGCATCTTGTCTATTTCAATGGAAAGAGTTATCCCAGAGGATAAGAAACCTCGTACTATTGAAATTAAATAATGTTATAAAAGTGCTGGGCGCCTCTTGACAGAGGTGCCCTTTTATGTTATAGTTAGTAATAACTAAAATTATAGGATGTGAATGTGAAAGAAATCGACTACAAGTATTCAGAAGACCGTCTTCTGAACGAACTCAAAGAGTACATAGACAAAACCTATGATGCTCACTATTCCCACAACAAGTTTCAAGCCACCGAATTCATTATGGATTCTGGTCATGGCGAAGGTTTTTGTATCGGCAATATACTCAAGTATAGTCAACGGTACGGAAAAAAAGATGGCAAGAACAGAAATGACTTGCTAAAGGTGATCCATTATGGTATAATGGCTCTACATAATCACGATACAATGGAGAAATAAATTATGATGCAATTAAGCGGCGACACGAGAGATGTTCTAAAGAACTTCTCAACCATTAACCAAAACCTTCTGGTGAAGTCTGGTAATACTATTAATACAATGTCTGCAATGAAGAACATTGTTGCAAAGGCAACTATTCCAGATACATTCAATGATGAGTTTGCAATCTATGACTTGAACGAATTCTTGTCTGCACTTTCATTATTCAAGAGTCCAACATTGGACTTTGCAGATAAGTCTGTAAAATTGAATGAAGAGGGTGGTGGCAGTTCTTTGAATTACTTCTTTAGTGACCCTTCTGTGGTGACTACACCAAAGACTGAGATTACAATGCCTTCTGTGGATGTAGAGTTTACTTTTACACAAGATACATTTAATCAAATTCAAAAGGCATCTGCCGTACTTGGTGTTCCAGATGTAGTACTAAAAGGTACTGCTGGTGGTGATATCAATCTAACTGTAACTGATCGTAAGAATGAAACTTCAAACGATTTTGCAATCAAGGTTGGTGAGAATTCACCTAGTGATTTCACATACTATTTCAAAGTTGAAAACCTAAAACTTCTTTCTGGTGATTATAAGGTTGAAGTATCTTCAAAAGGTATCTCGCATTTTAATAATGTTGCGAAACCAATTGAATACTTTATTGCTCTCGAAGCATCCTAAACCAGAGGAAATATATAATGAATGATGTGATGTTATGGGTGGAGAAATACCGCCCTAGTACAATCAGTGAGTGTGTTCTTACTGATGATTTGAAGAAGACTTTCCAACAGTTTGTAGATGATGGACACATTCCTAATCTACTATTGTCTGGTGGAGCTGGTGTCGGTAAGACAACTGTTGCAAAAGCAATGCTTGACGAAATCGGTGCTACATATATGTTAATCAACGGTTCGGAAGAATCGGGTATTGATGTACTGCGAAACAAGATTAAGAACTTTGCAAGTACTGTCTCTATGGATGGTAATCGCAAGTTTGTAATTCTTGATGAGGCAGACTATCTCAATCCACAATCTACACAACCAGCGTTGCGTGGATTTATTGAGGAGTTTCACAAGAACTGTGGATTCATTCTTACCTGTAACTTTAAGAACAGGATTATCGAACCTTTGCATAGTAGATGTTCGGGTGTTGTATTCAACATTCCAAACTCTAGTAAACCAAAACTTGCTGGTGAATTTTACAAACGTGTACAGGATATCCTTGCACAAGAGAATGTTCAGTATCAGCCTAAAGTTGTACAAGAACTGGTAATGAAACACTTCCCAGATTGGCGTAGAGTTTTGAATGAACTGCAAAGGTATTCTGCTTCTGGAATGATTGACACTGGAATACTTGTCAATATCTCAGAATCAAATATGAAGGAGTTGACTACACATCTCAAGGCAAAAGACTTCAAGTCTATTCGTTCTTGGGTTGCAAACAATCTAGACAACGACCCTTCACAACTGTATCGTAAAATTTATGATACATTGTACGATAGTGTTCAACCACAAACAATACCACACATGGTTATGGCGGTTGCTGACTATCAATACAAATCAGCATTTGTTGCAGATCAAGAGATAAACATGCAAGCGTTTATGCTTGAGATTATGTCACAGGTGCAGTTCAAATGAGTTATGAATTAAAGCACTATCTTAACTCAATTAATCACACTAAGGAAAATCTGATGAATTCAGATGACCCTATGTGGGAGAAGAAGTATCCATCATATGTTGTAAACAGGTGTTTGGGTGCATTCAATGACACCATCATGTTCGTTAATGAGCTTAACATGCGTCACCACCTTGACGCAAAGCTTCAATATGATTTTTTACTAAATACTATTAGGTCTAAGAAACGATTTGCGCCTTGGGTAAAGGCAGAAAAGTTAGAAGATTTAGAGTATGTAAAAGAGTATTATGGCTATAGTAATGAAAAGGCAAAGGTTGCTCTTTCGGTACTTAATAATGAACAGATAAAGACTATCAAAGATAGTTTGAATAAAGGTGGAAGAAATGGAAGAAATTGAATGGCAACCAGATAGGATGCTAGAAGTAAAACTAAAAGAACCTGATGACTTCTTAAAGGTTCGTGAGACACTATCAAGAATAGGAGTCGCATCTCGTAAAGAGAGAAAACTATACCAATCATGTCATATCCTACATAAACAAGGTAGGTATTACATTGTGCATTTTAAGGAACTGTTTGCCCTTGATGGTAAGGATACAAACATAACTGAGAATGATATATCTCGTAGGAACTCAATATCAGTTCTTTTGAGTGATTGGGGGTTAGTTGAAATAATCGGTGATACTGAACCGAAAGCTCCTTTATCCCAAATCAAAGTAATTTCCTTTAAGGAAAAGAACGAGTGGGATTTGGAAACTAAATACAATATCGGTAAAAAACGAGAACTATAAAATGAAAGGCGAGAAAATGAATAATGATATTCTGAATGCTGTAAAGCAACATGCACAGGCTCAGATTGCAATGCATCAAGTAAACATCATGGTTTACATGAAAAATCCTGCTGGTATCGGGGAACACTCAGATATCTCTCAAGCGGTAGAACACGAACTTATGGAAATGGCAAAATGGCAAGACGTTATCGACATGGTTGATAAGTATTTCCCAGAATCGCCTGAGGATCAAATGCCGCTTTTCTCTTGACATTCTACCTTAAATCTTGTATAATGAATCTAATTGATAAGGAAAAATGTTTTGAATTTCTATACACATGTTGCTCAATGGGGCAACCAACTACTTGTTCGTGCCGTAAAGAATGGTGCTCGTTCTAACTTTAAAGTAAAGTACGAACCCACTCTTTTCGTGCCTGTTCAGAAAGAAACTGGTTGGAAAACATTGGATGACA